ATGAGCCTATGACAACCTACGTGAGCTGTCTCAATTGTGGGAAAAGGTGGAAATGTTAAGCCAATGTGCGGAGCCCGTCAGGTCTGTGGGCATGTCACCGACGGATAAAATAAAGTTGAAGGGTAGTTTTTCTTTCATATCAATTTTAGTTTCAGCGCTTGTAAATCCCAAATAATCATACACGATGTTATTATCTCTCAATTGATTCATAGTAAACTTGATGACAGGACCCGTTCCAACTCTCGCTGTGATTATTACGATTTTGTAACCCATTTCATGTGCGACATACAACAACTCGACCATCGGAACATTTAAACGACCGTTTGTGAAAATGAGCGTGTCATCAATGTCAAACATGACCGCGTCGTTATGATTGATCACACGGTTTGAAATATAATGGACACCGACTGCTTTCAAGTTGTTCATTAATGTTATTAAAGATTTAAATTTTCATAAAGCATATATGATCATTGATGTTCATTGTGAAGATGACACGACACAGATTGCCAAAGTTGTAAATAGTGACGATGAGACGTATACAGTCAAGTTTTTAGAGAAGCGGAGTAATAGCACGTTTTGTTTTTCCACCATTGAAGAGACGGTAACAAAGGATATGGTGTCTGGTTTCTATGATGTTGAGAATCTGGAAGATACTGGTCATTTCATGAAGGAGCGTGAAGGTGTGTTCGTCTCGTATCATGAGAGTGATGACGAAGATTTCACTTGTTCAGACATGTCTGATAGTGATGAAAGTATTTCACTGGAGGACGAAGATGATGAAATGTAACCTAAGTTAGAGATTTTGTGTCATAATACCATATGGAGTATAAAGAACCAAAAAAACGTGTGACTAAAAACGATAAGAAGGCCAAGAATCAAGTGTATTCACAAAAGCATATCAGAAACTTACTTAAACAGTTGGAGAGTAGTCAAGAAAAGAGAAAATATGCCCCCTTACACCCCCCCCAATAATCATTACTCCCAGATGGATGTGTCTGACTACACAGAGGATCAGATTTTTTCATTCATCGGCAAGACTGGTAAGCGCTTCTACTGGCTGACACACAAGTTGGGTTTGGAATATCTCTGGTATGACAAGAAGAGAAAGGTTATCGAACTGTGGGGACCCTATTACACACATATGAATCGTCAGTCTGCTCATGTCATTCGTTGTGAATTGGATTATTTTCTTTCACCTAAGTTAGAAGAATCTTCACAAAACGTAAGCGATGATGTTCAAACAGCCGTCGAAGCGTGTTAAATGCCCCCCCAACACCAAACCTGGGCGACCAGAAGAGGGTTCCTTCTTGTATGACATCATGAATCCTGAACCGTGTAAGGTTTTTGAGTTTCGCAAACGACCTGTCATGTATCAAGATAGGTATTTGAAGGCTCTGGAAAGGAACAACAAAGAGTTGGGCATTCCATTTGTGGATCCCCAACTTCCAAATGCTGATATTCTCGTACCCCCTCCAAGGGTGGAGGAACCCGACGTTCCATTTCTGGATAGAGTATATGTAAATCTCAAGATTCTGAAAAGTGGAATTGTTAGGGTCAAGGTCGTCCCTAATTTCGCGATGCTTTACGAAAAGTATTATAAACATGGGGTGAGACCTTCTCTGAAGCAGATTATCCAAGCCCACAAGGTCATGGGTTTCAGCGATGGTTTCATTGAAAAAATTAAAAAGTCTGAAGAGAAGAGAATTTTATTCGCTAAGAAAGTGCCGGGAATTTTGGAAAAAATATTTGACAAAGAACCCGTCAAAAAGGTTAAGAAGAAGGAAAAGCCGAAGGAAATCATCGAGGATCTCCCAGCCGAAGAACCAGAAGTTGAACCTGAGGAAAATGACACGAGCAACGAGGACTGCACGATGGATGTGGAACCTGACCAAGAAGATGAAGAAGTTGTGGAAGATGAATATTTTTCTGAAGAAGATTAGAGAACACCTAAGTTACACCATGTTTTTATAAAATGTAAACAAAATATGTTTATCACCAACGTTATCGTCAACGATTACATCCTAGACCGCTCTTTCTTCACGTCTTTCTCCGAAGCTGTGGAGCACGCAAAGCAGCTGTCAAAAGAAAAAATTTGGAAACTTCCCAACAACACTGTATTTTTTGGAGACGTTGAAGTTAAGATTTACAACCCCGACCTTCGTGTAGTTAGCAATCACCGAGATGAACATATTCTTTCTGTCGTTGATTCCTAAAGAAATTGCTCACATGTCATGTGATCAGCATGTTGTCAAGATACAATTGGAAATTTGTCAGATGTTATACACCGCGTGGTATTTTTCTGGTCAGGAAGACTTTGTATCTGAAAATGCACCATATACAAAAGATGGTAAGCGAAGGGGGTATTTACCCGCTCACCGAAAGCACCCTATGACGATGTGGGTTGGGTCAAGTCTTGAAAACTATATTTACGCGTGTGAGATTGGTATCGCTTTGACACTGGAATACACACGTAGATATGGTAAGTTGCACACATGTGCAGAACATTTGAATTGGCTTCGTAATAATCACCCAAGCCACTTTGAACAGCGCATAAGTGAGACTGCGTATTACTCTCGGGAAGGTATACCCGAGTGTATGCCTGAACAGTATAGACGTGAGAGTGTGGTGGAATCTTACCAACTGTATTATATGGTTGAGAAACTATCTTTCGCTAGATACAAAAACATATGTTCTGGACGCTCGACAGGATCCTGATATCCAAGACTTTTCAGGAATGGATCAACGTCACTCTTGTCCATGTCGTGTATTTCTACTATAATAGCTGGTTTGTGTTTTGTAATGATATCGACCGCGCCTTTTAGAACATGAATTTCGTGTCCCTCTACATCCAACTTGATAAAAGATGGTGTTCCAGAATATACATCGTCTAATCTCTTGCGCTCGACAGGAATCGCTACTGATCGTATCTCTTCGGGTATGTCGAAACCACTGTTCCCATAATTGATCACATCTAGTTGTGTGATCCTTGGGTCAGGTGTGGGAATGTATATATCAGCCGTATCAGTTTGATCTGATAGAGCATAAGGAAAAGTAGACACTGGGTGTTTCAATCTATTTGCTGTTACGTTTTGTTTAACGACTTCGTGATATAGGGGTTCCCATGAGTATACGGGACCAAATTCGGAGAAAATCAGAGTGTTGTAGCCTATGTTGGCGCCGATGTCTAGGATATCAGTCCCTTCTTTGTAGTGCTTTCCTAAATCCTCTCTCATCCATCCATCCCATTCGTAACCGTTCGCCAGGGTTGGAGTAATGTATCTATCATTGGAAATGACTAACAGATCATACTTTTTATTGTTAATATGAACAAGTTTCAAATCCATATAAAAACATAACAACTTCTATCTTTAAATGATCTCTTATACTTGTCCACATGGGTTTTGGAACGTGCAGTGTAGAGATTGTAACAGTGGTGGGTTATGTGTTCATGGAAATCTGAGAGAGTTGTGTGACACTTGCACGATATATGAAATTTGTGATCATAACAGAAGAAAGATGCGATGTTCTTTTTGTCGAAAAAGTCAGTTAAAACAATGCCACGTGTATTATAAAGTATGTTCAGCATTGGCAAATACTTTACCGCCCCAGCTGTCAAAGTTAATGCCGAAGAACGAAAGGTTGAATACCACCCAAGGACGTATACACAATTTATCCAAGGGTTGAGAGACAAAGAGCTCCCAGCGGTGGTTATACGGCCCAACAAAAATATCGCGGCGTTCCAAGAAGAGAATGGCGATTACGGTGATGTTCAGATTGCTCAAAATGAACAACTGTGGAAGGTTCTCATGGAGAGTGACGCCGAGGTGATTGTCGACAATACACAACCCGCTTCTATTACTGAAAACGTCATCCTTTTCTTTTTCATCGCCTACGTATTCACACTCGCAAGGACTCTCTTTGGTTCCAGGAGTGAAGGTGGAATGGGAATGCCAAACCCATTCATGCGCTCGACCGAATTTAATATGGAACAGGAGGTTACTACACGTTTCAAGGATGTCGAGGGTATAGATTCCGCCAAAGATGAGCTGGAAGAAATTGTCGATTTTCTCAAAAGCCCTGAGAAATATTTCGGTAGTGGTGCGCGTATCCCGAGAGGTGCGCTACTCGCGGGAGAGCCTGGAACTGGTAAGACGCTTCTCGCACGTGCCATCGCTGGTGAGTCTAGTGTTCCCTTCATCCAGTGCTCAGCCGCAAACTTTATCGAGATGTTTGTTGGTGTGGGAGCCAAGCGTGTTCGAGAGCTCTTTGAGCAGGCGCGTAATAACCAACCCTGTATCATTTTCATCGATGAAATCGACGCCGTCGGTAAGAAGCGGGGTGGTGGTAGCACCCCGGGTAATGATGAGCGCGAACAAACCATCAACCAGCTTTTGACGGAGATGGATGGTTTTGATAACGAGACTGGTATCGTAGTCATCGCCGCCACGAACAGGATTGATATTCTCGACGAAGCCCTTCTCCGCCCCGGACGTTTCGATCGTAAGATTCAGGTGTCCCTCCCCAGCGTCAAAGGGCGTCTCAAGATCTTAGGAGTTCACGCGCGTGATAAAAAGCTCGCCTCTGATGTCCGCCTCAAGGACATCGCGAAGCAGACGACCGGGTTCTCTGGGGCTGACCTCGCCAATCTTCTCAACGAATGTGCCATCCGAGCTGTCAAAGATGGGGATGGAACGATCACGAAGGATATTGCTGAGAATGTGTATCAACGCATAGTTGTTGGTGCGAAGGGTGACGTCAAATATTCCATGCGTAAAAAGGAACTCGTCGCCTATCATGAGGCGGGGCATGCCATCATTGGTGCACTTGTTCCAGATTATGACCGTGTTCGTAAGGTGTCTATCATGCCCAGGGGTGCTGCAGGTGGTGTGACCTTTTTCCAACCAACCGAGGACAACGCCGACTCTCCGTTCTACACCAAAAAATATCTTTACTCTCAGATTATGGTTGCTTTGGGGGGTCGGGTAGCGGAGGAAATCATCTATGGACCCACCTCTATCACTACTGGTGCAACGTCTGACTATGCCATGGTATATCAAATTGCCCGTGAAATGGTGACTGTATACGGATTTGGACAGAATAACTTTGATTATCGCAACCTTTCCCCCGAGGCTGCGATGAAAATAGACACGGAGATTGACGGAATTGTTACTCGCTGCTATGAAGGCACCAAAAACCTTCTCGAGACGAGGCGCGACGAACTGGAACGCTTGAAGGATCTACTCATCGAGGAAGAAATCATCGATGGGGAGAGGGTATATGATTTACTTGGTGTCTTGAATTGTACAGAGTTTGACTGTATCGTAAATTTTGACTAGCGTCTGAGTGCTGTTGCAACAAGTGGTGCGGCTGAAAGCGCCCCCTGAATAATCTTTCGGGACCTGAACTGTGCAGTGTCCCCTCGTTCTACCATGACATCGACTAAAATTGTGCTTACAAGTGGGAACACGTGATTCAACACCTTAAAAATATGATCAAGCATCCGCTTGGAAAATTTGGTATACTTCTCATAAGGCAATATAGCGATTAGGGAAAGTAAAACCATGGCCAGGTATTGTGTAGCTAAACCCGCTACCGAACGATCATACGCGTTTCCGGGTATAGTCGATAGGAATGATTCATATATTCCTTGAGAATATGTAGGAGAAGCAGAAAAATAAGAAAAATATTTTGTTAGCATGACCTTGACCTTGGAGTTCCATCCCTCAGATGGTATGGTCCTTCCGATGGGTCTTAAGAAAGGTTGTTTCAATAGTATGTTGAATGTGTTATCAGCCGCTCGAGGATTCTTTTGGAACATATAAACAATTGCAAATAGAGACCCCAAGGTTTGTAAAGCTTTGAGAAAGTTACCAGACTTTACAAACTTCGCGATAGTTCGCGCAACCTTCTTGGTCTCCTTTGTTAATTTGTCCATATCAACACTGGGAAACATTCTTCTTGTGACAGCAATCCGCTCTTTAATCAGTGCAGTGGCATTGTCCCGTTTCATGGCGAGTTTTACAGAGTTGTTGACAGGAAACGCCCGGTTACTGGCGTTGAAGAATATATTACCATTACGTTTCAGCTGCCCCTTTAAGTTTTTGTCAACCTCTTTGCTGAAATTTTCCTTCACAAGTGGGGTGAAATTTAACGCATTGACCTGATTCTGTGTAAGTTTGGGGATTTCAATGGCATTGTAGAACCGATTTCCATTGAATGTAGTTACGCCAAGATTTTTACGGGCTTTCATACCCCTAAATCTAGATTGGATCTTTGTGGCGGCTTGCTTTTTTTCAGTGGCAACGGCGCGTGTAACTCTCCTTTGTAGTTGTGACAGGGGTTTATTGTCATTCTTACTTGTCAATCCTCGTTTCTTCGTAGGCATTTTTCTTATAATGTCCTGAGAAATTTTTTAGTAGCTAATAATAGACATGTCAACAGCCATTTCATCCGCTCCTTCCACCGCAGCTGAAAGGATCAGGAAAGGAGTGAGAGATAAGCAAGTCACTCGAACCCCACCACAGGCGATGTCCACACTAAGGAACAAAAGTGCCCTAACCCCAGACCCAAATGTCAGAAATGGACGGGTCGGTAACAAACGTGAAACTTCTAACCAAAGTCTTCTCCGGCGATTGAACAATGGCAAGAGAGTTCAGGCGGGGGTCAAGCTTCAAAGAAATTCTAGATCCACCAGAGATGCTAAAATTAGACAGCTTTTAAACACATATCTCACATTCGCATATGAGATGGGACCTGGAATGGAAGTTAAACAC